GTTCTAGCGTTGTATCGCTTTCAACATTTTCGCCCCCTCCCGCCATGAGTTTTGCCGTTGTGGCAGGCTCTGCAAATGCTCTGCAGGTTCTGCCATTCTGTCCGCTTCGGATCATTCAACCCCTCAAATGGAACGATGTGGTCAACGTCAATTGCTGCTGCGTTGCGACACACCTCACACACTGGATTTGCCTGTCGCTTCGATAGGCTAATCCGTTCCCACTCACCACCATAGCCACGGCTCTGCTTTGACCCTCGGAACTGCTCACGTTCTTTGCGTCTCTGATTGCTTCTAAATGTCTTCGGTGATGACGGCATCAGACATCAACTCCATGCACCTCAACCAAACAATCAACCGCATCTGTCTTGCCAGTGCTCTTAACAAACTTGACTGTCACTGTGCTGCATCCTGCACCAACAGAGCCACCTGACAGCGTAAACGATGCCCCTTTATTGGCAGCAATGACATATGTCGATGTCGTTGTGTTTCCCTGCTCATCCCTGCTTGTTGTGGTGACTGTCGTTGCATTGGTCAAAACCGACGCAGACGCCGCCGTCATGTTCGCATCTGATGGCGTCACTGAGGTAATGCTGCTGACAGTTTCACCAGTTCCAAGACGAGGAGCCAGATCGACATAATAGGTGTCGTTAGACTCAACGTGTTTGCAGATCACATTGATTGATTGCACACACTCAGCCATTGTCAGCCCTCGCAATCCAAACTCTGTCTTGTGGCGTTGTTATACTCACCCGTTTTGCCGCTGATGCCACGAAATGCCTTGTCGCCGGCCGTGCTGTCCATCCGGCAACAGGATCCGTGGCAGTGGCCTCTCCCTCCCCAGCCAAACCCCACGGCCGAAACGCGAAGCTCTGAAACGCCCATCCTCGTTGTGCAAATCTGCCAGTGCTCATGATTTCGTCAGCGTTGGCGCTGTCCTTGTTCCTGTGGAAGTTTGGCCAGCCATGTCCACGGTGAACGTCGAACCGAACACCGTTATTGCGTATGTCTCAGATGATGTCTGCGGGTCCGCACACGCACCGGCCAGAACTGCCAGCGTGTAGCCGGCAGCGTTCTCGATGTTCGTGATCTGCGTACCAACAGAGGAGTCCAGTACCGCTGCTCCGATTTCGGTCGATGACCAGACTTTTGCCAGATATCCGGATGTGCCGGCGATCGTCGCCGTGACATACAGCTCCAGAAAGTCGTCAATCGACCAGCCTGAGCCAGTTGTGAAAACAGCTTTGTAAAGGCCAGTTTGTGCAGTCGTGCTAACAGTCACAGAAACGCCACTTGCCGATCCATTCCGCCACAGAACCGCCGTTGGTGTTGCATCTGCAGCAGTGCCCACGCCTGCAATAGTCGCAGCAAAAAGAATCGTGTATTCAAAATTCAGCTTAATCATGTTCCGAGCACCCCGACTCCTGAAAGACCTGTGAAGCCTGATGTGCCGCTCGTCCCTCCGACTACCGGAGCAGCAGCCTTAAACGGATGCCCGACCGGCAATGAGGATGCTAAACCGTGACGATGCGCTAGGTAGCCTTCGATCACCACCGCATGACGATTGAGCCTCGCAACTGGCCCCCAAATCAATTCACTAAAATCTGCATTAGCAAAGTGCGATGTGCCCGGCCTCGCACCAACAGTGTTCAGCGTCGTGCCCGTGCTTCCTGATGTGGTAACTGCCGTGAAAGTCCCATTTCGATACAGCGTTGTGCTGTTCGCCACGATCAGCTTGTTCAAATTGTTTCCCGCACCAGTTGCAACACTGAAAGTTGTTGAGTTTGTGAAATACACGCTGCCGTCTGAAAAATCGGTGTAAGGATATCCTCCGCCGACTCCTGAACCTGGAGCCAGCACAAACATCGCATTTCCGCTTGCCCGTTTTTGTACTACGCCGAAAAACACGTAATCTGTGGCAGTTAAAGACGCTGCCAACGTGAGCGAATCATTACTGCCGTCAAAACGAACGCCACCAGTCACGCGCAACGGACGAGACAGCACTGTAGATTGCGTCGCATGATTCGCGTTTCCCGATTTATCCTGCCACCGTGCAATGGCCGCATTTAACGCTACCGCAGAACCACCGCTGACAGCGTCGAACATCGTTCCCGCGTCGAGCCCATCGAGCCAAAGCAGCATGTCAGCAGATGTAAGTTCTGAGGGCGTCCAGTCCGTCATTACTCACCACCAATCACAGCAAGAATCTGCTCAATTGTTGTGATTGTGCCGTCATGGATGCCTTCAGCGACGACCGCAGAGCGTGCGGTCCAGATTGGCTGAATTTCGGCTTTTGCAAGGGCTGCCGTTCGCTGTGCTGCGAACTGCTGGACCGTCAAATCTTTGAAAGGCCGCCCACCATCCAGAGCGTAGAACGAATCCACCAACGCTGCAGCATCTGGGGCCGCTTGAGTCAGCCCCTGAATGATCTGCCAAACCAGTCCGGCCCACGTCGGAACCGTCGTCAGAAGATTTTGAGCACCATCCCCAAAGACAGCGGACCAAAACAGGCCAAGTTGCTGTTTGGTTTCCGATGGCGTTTGAGCCGATTCGAGAACAGTTTGAATTGATCCACCCATCGTGGTCGGAGACGTGCGGAACCACAGCAGGTTTTCGCGGAGCCACACGCGAACAGCATCGACGGCAATGTTCGACACCGTCAGAGTCTTCAGAACAGCCACGATTTCCGCGTCAGTTCCGGCCAAATTTAACGACTGAGCTTTCTCGTAACCGTTCATAAATCCCCCAAAACCGTCAACAGCGGATCAACGATCCGATCCTACTTTATTCTCGACCGCCAACCTGTTCCTGCATCGTCACTTTGACCGGCAGGTTCACGAGTCCCGTCCTCTGCAACAATTCCACGACATTGTTCAGGCCGAAAATTGACAGTGCGAACGCGACAAACGTCGCCGCAATCTTTGGATGTCGCTGAACCATTCGAATCGTCCCGAGCACAAATCTATCCTCATCCGTTTGCGTCGTTACCGTCTTAATTTCCGTCGTCATTGCTTCCAGCCTCTTGGTGATCTCCCCATAGTTTTCCATCGCTTGCGTGAACGCTGCCGCCGTTCCATTTTTTAGAGGCTCCCAGGTACACAGGCAACATTCAATCGTGCCGCTGAGCGGATATCTCATAACTGTTAATTGACCCCACTCAGGCTTCGCACCTTTGGGGATGTATTGTTTTTTGACTGCATAACTTGGATTGTAGGCATCAAGGTTTTTTGCCTCATCGACATCCGCTTGAAGGTTCTTATCCGGCACGCTGATCTGCATCCACGTCAACTGTCGCAACTCATTCAGCGTGTACTGCGACCACTCACAAAACGCTGCGTTAGCCCACAAGATTCGACCGTCTAAAGTGCTGACCAGCTTCATTGCAGGGCAGTGCTTCACCCATGTTCTAAGTTGCTCCTCTTTCGCTTCGTCGATCCACATTCGCACCCGTTCCTGTTGTTAGTCTTGTTGTGTGTTTCGCTGTGATTCAATCCACCGCTGAGCCAGCTCCAGCAGCAATGGGAACGCCCAATTCCAAAGCAACCAGCCGAACAGCCCTGCCCCAATACCCGCCGTTCTGCACTGCTTTCGCCACAGATCAGCGAGCATCTCCCCCGGCAGCAACTTTGCCGCAGCTGGCCATGTGACAACCTGCTCTGTGATTTGGCTCCATTGATTTCTCTGCTTTCCCGTCAACGCCTTCCGTGACTTCCGGCCGGCAACGACAGGCGAAGCGACAGCCTCAGCGAGCGAGCGTAAAACCGCCGCTTCTTTCAGTGCTTCGCATCGCTCATCAAATGCCGCTGTCATCATTAGTACCTAAACGGGATGTCCTTTACGCTCAGGCTCAGTGTTCCCGTGCCATCATTTTGTGCCGTCACCTTTATCATGTCGGGATCAAACGGCCCCGGAATATCAACCTCGACCGTCCCGTCTGTTACCGTCAAAACAGCCCTTTCCCCGTCATGCGTCAACTTCAAATTGACCGTCTCAGAAAACTCAATTCGCTCGATCCGTCCGCTGATGACCGCCTGAATCGCTTCGCGGATGTTGAGGTGCCTTAGATCGATCGGCTTGATAAAACTCATCGACGTTTCCCAAACAGGCCACGTCTTGGTGTTGGGCAAACGCCGCCAGGACAACTGGACCCGCGCGACACAAACTGTACTGGCTTCGATTTCATTGCGACTGGCTTTCCATCATGCAGATCAGCGTGAATGTCGGCCATTTGCTGGTGAGTCATACCGTTCGTGTCGATGCCGTGGTCAGCCTTGAGATGTGCAGATGTTTCCAGAATTGTTGGATTCCAATTTCCTTCGACGTTCCACCGCAACCGAGTGCCATCGGATGCAACACGAGAAGAAGAAGTCCCCGGCGTAGCGACTTTGAGAGGGGCTTGTTGGGTGTTCGCCTTTGCCGGGGACTCGAGGGCAGACTTGATCACCTCCTGACCTTTTGGGGTTTCGGAAACGACCTGAAGTGCATCAACTTTGGCTTTGATCGCAGCCAATGCGGTTGAGTTTGATTCGACGACCTTCAGGATCTCGTCTGACTTCGTCTCGACCGTTTTGGTCGATGTCAGCAGTGCAGACAGCTCAGCAGCACGGGCGGAAACTTCGGGCGAAACAATTTCCGCTGGTGAGCCGCATCCGATCGCGAAGAACAGGCAAAAGCCAGCCAGCATCAGATCGCGAATGGTCGATGGGATGTGACCAAGCGGCACTCCACGACCAAACCACCTTGCGACGTTCATGCAATCCCACGCTGACACGGTCCACGTTGCCACAATTTCCACGCCGCCGTGATTCGGAGCGTCATCTCTGATTGTATTCATCACGCCACCCCCCTGCTGGGACTGAAATACCCGCCACCGCTGACAATTCGATTGTGATAACGCTCAACTGGCTTGTCTGGCATGATCAGATAGCCGCCGAATGGGCTCCATTGCTTGTTCTGGAGCTGTTCATAGGCTCGCTGGCTCATCAGATACGCTCCGTATCCGTGCGAGTTCCAGACAGTCAGATACCACTTTCCAGCGATCCGAATTGCTCCGATGATCTCTGTCGCATGACCGCCGCCTCCAGTCGGGGCTGAATCCATGCACTTATATCCGCCCACGTCGGACACCTTAAACGGCCAGTATGTTCCGATGTGCCCAACGCCACCGGCAGCAAGGCTCAATAACAACTGGCTGAACTCTGGCAGTGCCCCTGACTCAGCGACGAATGTGTTTTGAATCTTCGCAGTCTTTGCCCGTGTCTCAAATCGGCCGACATCCCGCTCGTATGGCTCGTAAGCCCAGTCCGACTCCAATGGCAGCCCCGGAGCAATCGCAAGAGACTTGATTCCTTCAACGCGGAGAATCACACCTGATTCCATCGACGCGCCTGAGTCTCGGCCCACGTTTGTGCGGCCCATAATTCGTTCAGATCCTTGATATCCGTACGTATCCGAGTATTGAACGATGGTTCCGTTGACCCACTGATGCTGAGCTTCTGCCCCGTTCGCCGTCGCGTTGCCTTCGCAGTCGCTACGCTTTTGATTTTGCTTTCGCATGATCGACATTAGCAGTTTAGTGCGTGTCTCCAATCGGTCTTCCCAGCCTGGAAGATTATCTTCGGCCATTGCTTTGACGCGAAACGTCGACAGAACCTCTCGGATGCCTTCCGGAGTCGATGGCAGCAGCCCGTAGAATTGCAGTGGCTCACTCATCGCACGTACCTCTCAATGTGGCTGGCTTCTTTTTCAGCCGTCCATTGCTCGCCGCCAAATGCTTTCGCCTCTTCGGTCAGCAACACAATCCACGCCGCTTCAGCCTTTGGGATGAACCGCGATGACATCCAGGCGGCTGAATCTGCCTCACTCTTGATTTCCCCGGCGCGGAGTGCTTTGGCCCGCTCTCCTGATAGGCTGCGGAATTCTAATTCCTGCGTATCGAACACGACAGAAACTGAGTCCGCAGGCACTGGCTCCGGTCCAACCTCAATGCCACCCGCTGCATAAACTCCAACCACAGCACCGCAAACAATCCACGCAACAGCCTTGGCCCCACCTACTAGCCAAGACCGCCACGCGATTGACTTCGATGTCGCGACAGCGATGGCAGGGGCTTTCTTGGCCGCTGGCTTTCGCTTCGATGGAGGTTTTGCGGGGGCTTTTTTGGCCATCACTCACCACCGATCGGCAGGACCGTGATGATTCGCAGGGCGATGTTCAGCCCGCCGAGAACAGCGACGATTGCCGCCGCAGCTTTTGGGTTTTCCGCAACGATCTGCTGACCACCAAGCACGGTGAGAGTCGCGGTCGCAGCAGTGATTGCGTTAATCCAAATCGTTTTGGATTGCCACCAGCTCTTTGACTTTGCAGCCACAGCTCACCCCACGACGCGATAAGTCCGCCACATTTCTGAGGGCGGTCAGCAGTCGACAAAGTTTTCGAGCCAATTGGGTGCAATCATGTTACCAGGGTTCTGGCCGCTGTCAATCCCTTAGCGACTATCGGAGTTCCGATCCTCTGTTCATTAGTGCCCCAGAGCACATTTCCGAGGATCGTCGTCGATCCAGACATCAACCTTGATTCCACGGGCCTTCATAAACTCGACTTTGCTGCCGAGGCCAGTGAAGTATGTGTGCAGGTCAATGCCGTGCATTCGCATCCATTCCGCCAGCGTGTCGCGATTTTCGTCCGTGTCTCTGCGGGCAGTGACACACACAACGTGATGGCCAATAGCCCGACAAGCGTCGACGAATCCACGCCATAGGGCTGCGTCGAGCGTTAGTGTTTCGTCAAAATCGATTGCAATTCTCATCGCCACTCCCGCGCCTATCGGACGTGCTGTTCGCGTTTACTTTTTTGCTTTTGCTGCTTGTTTGGCCCGATACCTTGCGTCTGACTCACGCCAAAACGCGTCAACCTCTTCTCTTCTTTTTTGCTCTGCAGCCTCTTTTACGATCGCTGATTCGGTGTTTTTTATGACCCATTCCAGAGCGCCTATCAAATGGCCGAAATGCATCATTGCATCCTGCCACTGAATTCGCTCACTTAGCGAACTGCCAGCAGCCGCCAACGTTTCGGCATCGTCAGCCGATCTCTGCACTGTCGTCAGTAATTTTTGTATTGCTCCAACGTCGCGTTCCATGCTTTTCGTCCTGCTATCGGATTCCGGATCCGCTGTTCATTTCGTCGGCAGCTTCCGGTACGTGCAAACCACTTTGAAACGTTTATGCTGATGGTATTCGGCTTTTTTGTCAGTCATCCATAGCCCCGGCATTTTCCCCATCCATCCTGAGCCGATGGTTTCGATTCCAACGTCGCACATAGCCTCACCAGCACTTGCTGCCTTCACAAAATACACTTGCCGTTTTGACATCGTCACGCCTCTCGAAATGGTTATGCGCTGTTGCTCTCATGAATTTCGAATAGCACTTTCGGACCACGGACTGTAAGCATCGCAAGGCAATTTGCATGGCTCTGGAACCATGTCGCTAATGGCTTCGTGTATTCGCCGTCGACGCGGACGTGTTCGATAACCAGCTTCGCGAATTCAACGATGGCCTGTTCTCGTGTCACCGCAGCACCTTCCTGTTTTTACTTCGATTCATATTCAGACCGTGCTTCTTTCATCCGAGCGGACAGCGCACACAAGGCTTCCGCATTATCGACGATCACATTCCTGATTTCCTTCCTGCCGGATTCTTGGACAAGCTTGGAAACCAGCTCACAGAATGCAGCCACAGCGAACACAACCAGAATCGCCGCGATTCCTCCAGCCGTGAACATAAACCCGTCGATAAACTGCTGCACAAAAGCACTCCCAAAAGACTAGCGGATGCAATTACCTCTGTTCAAAACGACCCGACATCCGTAGCCCAATCCGCCGCAACATCCAGCTCGCGTCGAATACCCTCCAGACTCACCCACAGATCATGCTCAGTCTTGCAGATCCCGCCGTCAGCCATTCCAGCCTGCACGATGGCCTCCAGTTTCTTTTCTGCCTGCTGCACGGCATTCAGCAAATGTGGGGCACACGCAATCAGCACCACGTTCCGCCACCGATCGCCGTCCTCGCCATCGCGGATAATATTGCTGTCGCCGTACTCATCCGGCCCGCATGGAATGCAGTCGATTTCGCAAACCTGCACAACCATGTGCGGACTGCCTGCGATAGGGATATGAATCACCGCCGTCGCCTCGTCAGCCTCCGGGTGATCCCTGTCGATCCTGCATTCCCACGACATCATTCCGTTTTCCAATAGCCTGCTTTTCATGTGGACCTCAAATCAACAGCGGAGTCATATCCGCCGCATAAACCCTGTAAATTCGAACCGTCAAGCCATTCCTGACAGTTCAACAGCGGATGTTCATTCCTCTGTTGCTTGCTCGGCCTTAATAGCCCTCTCAAGCCGTTCGCGTTTTCTTTTCTTCCAGCTCTCGACAATCTTCTTGACCGCCTGCGAAACTCGCACGTTGACGTTCACAAGAACCTCAGTCTTCTTTTTCTTCGGTCGGCCTTTTGGTTTTTTCTTCATTGTGGTTTTCCGTATACGAATAATAGCGGGCGAATTGCTCGCGTCAACATTTATTGTATACGGCCTGTGCAATAGGCTCAAAGCCTTTTGTCAACCCATGAATATACTGGCTCTTCCGCATCAAATTTAAACCGTGGTCCATCCAGCTTCAGCGTAATCTCACCAGTCCCGCCACCTCGCTGTTTCGCAACCTGCAGCAATGTTTCCGGCCCGTCATCCGAAGCACTCAGCAGCAACACGATATCCGCATCCTGCTCAATAGATCCTGACTCTCGCAGGTCTGCCAGTGTCGGCTTTCCCTTCTTGGTCGATTCGCGATTCAACTGGCTGCCAACAATGACCGGCTTCTGCAGGTCCAATGCCATCCGCTTTAGCCGCCTGCTAATCGTGGCAATCTGCCGTTCTCGGCTGTCGTGCTTGTTTCCGGGCACTTCCATCAGTTGGAGATAGTCAATCACGATCAGGCCAATTTTGTACCGACGACACGCAACCCGCACGAGGCTTTGAATTGTCCCGAGATCAGAAGTTGAATCGATAAAATACAGCGGCAACTGGTGCAACCTGTCGAAGTCAATGGTCCTGCTCAATCTGTCAATCAGTTCTTCTTTCATCATCTCAAGGCTGACGATCAGGACGCCCGAGCCTTGCTCCGCGACTTTGGCCCCGATCTGGACCATCAGTACTGACTTTCCGGCACCTGGACGGCCGCCAATGACGATCGACTGACCATCCCGAAGTCCGCCCCTCAATGTGTCGTCAAGTGCTTTTATTCCCGTCCGATGAATTGCCCGAGGATTTGCCTTGCGTTCCTGCAGCCCTTTGACGGCATCCGCCACCGTCTTGATTTCGTCTTTCCGGCCTCGCTGGATCTGGTCAAGCTTTGAGATATACCCGTCGATGACTTCCTGATTGACAATCGGTTCGTGTGCCAGTTGCTCGCCAAGAATGTGTGCGTCGTCGGTCGATGCGTGCTGTTGCAGTGCCGCGCAATAATGGTCGATGTGAGCTGATTCCCACGATCCTGCCCTGAGGTCGATCAGCAGTTCCAGCCCGATCGACTGCGGAACCCTGCCCGCCTGCGTCATGTGTTCCAGCACCAAAACTGGGTCGAATGCCTTCCCAACTTCTGCCATCGCTTCCAGAGCGTTCCAGACGGCCCGCAGATCGCTGGTGGAAAAATCCATTGGGTTTATCTGCGATGCAATCCTGTCGACCGCGTCAGGGCCGTCGAATGCTGCACAGATGATTGCTCGTTCAATTGCTTGTCTTGATTCCACTGCGAATGTCTTTCAGGTTTTCGTTGAACAGTTTTTCCAGCGTCCCGAGTTCAGCCCCATGAGCGTTTGCAACTCTTGCGGTTCCTGTTCTCTTCATCGCCTCAAACAGTTCGTCTCCGAGTTCTTTTTGCCGCCTACTCCAATCCTCTGGATACTGGCGGGTGATGTTCAATGCTCGTATCCACTCGCTGCTTGATGCTGCTTGCGAGGCCGGTTGCGCGGTCTCCCGCAGGCTCACCCAGCCCTCGGCCATCGCCTTTTCGGCCTGGGCAAGGAACTTCTCAGGGCCGAGTCTTCCAGCCTGTCTCCACCACGCCTGCTCCTGCGGACTGTTTCGCGGTGGAATCTTTTCGTGCTTGCCTTTGTTCTCTAAATGCTGGAACCACTCACCGACGACTTTCATCACTTCTGGGGTGTTTAGCTTTTCCGGAATCTGAATTTCTTCGCCCGGAGAATAAGAAGGAGTAGGCAAAGGCACAGGGATAGAAGGTTCCCCCTGTTTATCCCCTGTTTGTACCCCACATTGTACCCTCTTTATACCCTCGATTATCCCCTGTTTATACCCGTCATCGTACCCCTGTTTATACCCATTTTCGGGATTCACAAACGTACACGCTTCTTCGATCGGCGTATCTGAGATTTGCTCATATCCATCTGGAATCGTGACGTAATACTCACCGGATGTCCTCTTGCCGTCGCCTGCGTAAATCAGCCAGCCGGAATCAATTGCCTTCCGTCTCGCTTTGTCGAACTGATCCCACTTCGTAAATCCAAGCGTTTCAATCAACTGCGAGTTCCAAAACTTTGCAGCCCCACGATATCGCATCGCGTCCTCAGTATGAGCCACAACGACCAAAAGGCTGAAGGCATCTCGTCCAATGTCAGCAGCAACGGCGGCCTTGTGTAAAAGCCTGACGAACTTGTGAGCAAAAAAGGGCTCGCGTTTTGGGTAATTCATTTTACCACCTTGCGACGCTCAGCATCCCATGCAAGCAAAGCCGCAATCTGCTCCGCCTTGTGTTGCTCAAATTGCTCTTTTGTCATAACGCAGCCAAAGAAAAAACCGCACACAACCGGGTCGAAGTCCAGTTGCGGCGGTTTAGAAAGCCCGAGGGCTATCGTGTTTGTTTTGTGCTGTCACTCGCTTCGACTCGACTGACGGCCATCCCACATTATTCGATTTCCGGCATTCCGTCAATCAAAAAGATTTCTTTGCGCCGCCAAAGGTTTCTTTGCCTCTGGCTTCTCCGTTATCCATGCCTGCAGCTCCTCCCACGTTTTGACCGGCGTGTTCTCGCCATGAATCACCGCACGTCCGTCCCGAGATGCGAGCCAGAACGATTCCTGAATGCCATGACGCACGCCATTAACCCACATGCTGGTTCCAAGTTCTGGAACTTCGTATGAACCTGCAGTGTCGTAGCCGAGCGTTCTCAGCCAGTAGAGTCTTTGGTTGTGGCTCATATCAATGCTGCTTATGCGTATCAAATTCCATCAACGAATCGTCACTGCCGCTTGTTTCGGTCACTGGCTGCAATCGCTGTTTTGCATGGTCCAGGGCTTTTCGGACTACGGATAGGCCTTGCAGCAAGATTCGATTTGGGATGTCAGTGCCGTGCACCTGATGCCACTCGGCGCTGAGGTCTTTAAGTTCAGAGTTCATCGAATTACCTCCGCTCCTTTTACCTTTGCCCGCAGCAACGCAGGCTTTGTCGGATGTCGCAAAATCACTTCTTCGCAGTCTTCGAACTCTGCAGCCTGCTCAGCATTGAGCGACGCGCGAAGAACAATCAGATAATCCACTGGCTTGTCTACTGGCCTTTGCGCTGGCTCGTGGTTTCCGTCCGGGCCGATTGTTACGCTGCTCACGCCGCACCGCCCTTCAGCTCTGCCTGCCTTGCCTGATAGAACGGACGCACCAACGACAGCACCTGCTGGCTCACACTGGCTTTCATTGCCGCCAGTTCCTTGCCAGCCTCTTCCAGTTTTTCATGAGTCTTTGCCGCTGCGATCTCATTCCAGACGGTTTCGACGAACGTCAACTGGTCCGGATTGTCGCTGAGAATCTTGCGAATGCGTGCCAGTGATGGTTCGTGCTTTTCGGTTTCGGATTGCTCAGGCTCCGATACCACTGCCGGTTCCTCAATCAGCATCGTCTGCGGGATCACTTCCACGTCGTCCGCTTGGTCATCATTCAGAATCGGGCTGACCTTGTTCCACAAAGCCTTGAGAAGCTGCCTGCGGCCTTTTGCAGTGATTCCCGCCACATTGTCCGACTCATAGCCAGGCAGGCCCAATGCCATTGCCCCGAAGAATTCCACGGCATATTCCTTGCCGCCGTAGGAGCAAGATGCCTTTCCTTCGACACGCCAGATTTTCTTCCCTGACTTTCCAAGCGGAACAAACTCCGGATGCCCGACCGAAACCTCTGGCACAATCCCAAGGTGAGCAAACAGCGTCCTGAATCCCGCCTCCTTCGTGTAAAGCTTTCCGCCGCCCTTGCCGCCGAAAACGGCGAACTGATCGTCACCAGGACAAAACCCGCTGAGGATGGCAATCGCACAGACCCTGATGCGATCTTCGTCCGTTGGATTGTTGGCCAGTTCGACCATGTTGATTCGCGGGTCAGTCATCCGCAGCAGACGGGCTTTGATGTTTTCGTCCGTCAGCGATTCGATCAGTTGCACTCGAGCCTCGGCCATCGCAAACGCCGCACTGATTCGCGAGCCATTCTTTGCGGCGTCAATCAGTTCGTTCCGACTTGCGTCAATTCGCGTGAGCCAGTCTGAAACTGTGTTGGTTGTCGTAGTGATCGCGCCCATTTTCGTATTACCTCGATTTCTGAAAGAATTGTTTCGTCCGTTAAATGTTCAGCGAGCAACTGCACCCGCTGTTCTGATTTGTGCTTCTCAATGTCTCGCTTCGCTTTTTCGATCCGCTCACGCCACGCCGGCACGGTGATTGGCTTCGATTCCTGTTCGTCTCTGTATCTCGCAAACGGATCGATTTCGTCATAATCGCCGTATCCCATCCAGAACGAATCTCCAGCGGTTGCACCGTAGGTTCTTTCGTTCATCACACGCCGATAGACGTGGTCCCTGTATGCGTTGTCACCAGTAAACAAAACCGCGATCACTTGACCGGCAGACGCTTCAACGCATCCTTCTGCATGTCCAGAAACTGAATCTTCTTCTCTGCCAGTTGCTCGCATGTCCATTTCAGTTTCTGCTCCCCGCAAATCTTCAAATCGTCGACAGCTTCTTTGCCATACTTCGCGACCATGTATTCCTCATACCGTGCCGCGTTTCCGCCTTTGTGATCGTTGCACGACGCACACTGAGGATGGCAGTTAATAAAGTGAAACACGGTCGCATGTCGCGCCCTACTGACAAAATGCCCAGCGTTCATGCCTGCATCATTCCACGGCAAAACCTTGCTGCATGTGACGCAGGTACAGTTTCCGTTTTCGTCCGATTCCAGCATTCTCACGAGACGCTGGAACGCTCTGGCAACGTCGTTAATGCGGTTCTGCGGAGCCATCGCGGCTAGACGAGTCGCCATCTTCTCGACCTTGTTTCTCCGCTTTTCTGCTGCTGTCAGTTTCATCCCTGCCCCCTCAATACGCCCCTACCGCTTGGAAGCATCTTTGTCGAGCATTCCCGTATCATCGGAGCCCTATATATGCCCTTGTTTTCCGGATGGTCCGGACGCTCCAACCTGATTTGCTCAGCAAGTCCCATCGTGGTTTCCGTGCCCCAGATTTCCTCTAGCGTCGGATCTCGTGTCACTGGCTTGTGACCTGTCGGCATGTGCATCCGTTTCGATTTCTTGCCAGCCTTGCGTCGTGTCATTGCGGCTTTCTCCTCATCAGCTCGCCTGGCAATCGCTCGCCAATTCGAATAACCGTGGGCTTCACCGGATTCGCTTCCGGATTGAATCCGGTTTCCATGATCGCATCATGAATTTCTTTGCGATCGATTTTGACGTTTTGAGACGCTGTGATTCCGAGCTTTACCTGTCGACCAGTCATCTCGATCGTTTTGACGATGATTGTTTCATCGCCAACGGTCATGATGATTTCCTGTCCATAATTCCTTCCGAGCACCAACATGCTGAAATCCTTTCATTTAGAACAAAGCCAGTGAGCGGTACATGGCGTCTGTGCACGCCATCAGTGCTACCTGGACCGCTCACGGGAGAACACAAAACCTGCGAACAGTCTCGGCGTGACTGCTAAAAAACGCCGACCCTTGGCGACTGTTCGCAGGAGGACAAATCAGAGCCTGACCAGCCTTAATGGCTTGCGGGGGCCAGCCGTTGGCTTCTTCTCCAATCGGTCAGGCTCTGAGGGAGTAGAAATCCGGTGCACCCTTGCGCTCGCCGGTTAGTAAGTTCTTCCATACTTTGCACGGATCTGCCGTTCAATTCGTTTGCGCTCTGTCCGCTCACATGTGATCTCAGACGAGCCGGCCGCAAAGCATCCGAGCATCACAAGAATCAAAAACACAAAGCACTTTGTTGCGATTTCAGCGAGCATGTTCGAGGCTCCTTTTCTCGTTGTTCCTAATCCTGACACCAGGTTCCCCGACTGGAGTTGTCACTGCTTGCTCAACGCTCATTCCGCATCGAAGTCGGTCATAAATGTGGCTCGGTCGTATTCCGTAGAATCGTGCCCATTGCTCGACCGTTCTCCGTTGTCCGTTCACCTCAAGAATCGATTTGCGAAAATGCTGCTTTGTCGTCTTGCATCCACAATCTGTTTTTCGCCCATCACGCAGGACATCACCGCGAACTCTCACATGCTTTCCGCACGAACATTTACACATCCAGTACGGTCTGCTTTCTCCATTGGCTCGAAGTATTTCGATGAGCCGAATGACAATCAGTTTGCCGAACGTTTTCTGCGTGAGATCGATTAGTTCTCGCGGCATTGCTACGCCTCCTGCAGTGTTTGTTTCTCTGACGACTCACCAACCTGCTGACTCGTCAACACCGTTGACAGTGCCTCAACAAACCCGCTGAAGTCTCGGAACAGTTTCGAGCGTTCCTCTCGATTCATTTCCTCAAACGTGATCAATGTCATGCAGGCGTCAGCCAATGCGTCTTCGTTCTCTGACTTCAGGTGATAGGCCAACCGTGGATGCTCACTGTTGAGATAAATCACAGCACCGGGAATATCGACCTCTCCCATCAAGCCGTCATGTCGTGGTCGCCACTCCATTCGAACGCGGCCAGCGAGACGACTTGCAACACGATTGCCGGGCTGAGTCTTTCCTGTTGGGTTTCGCTTGCGTCCAGAATCCTTTGGCTTTACTCCGCCAGTTGCGTTTGTGGCTGGATCTCGTTTCTCCATCACGCCACTTCCAAGCATCAATCGAAGCTTTTCAGTGACAGAGCTCTCGAGTGCTGTATTGCGAAGATGCCTAGCCTGTGCTGAAGATGCTTTAAGAATTTCTTCGCATCTGTAAAACATTGCTTCTGCGAGCTCGTCGCTGTCTGTATCCACGAGCTCCGTTTTATTTCTGGACAGCATCCATTCCGCATCAAGTGTCAGCACGCCGCAAATTCGTGATGTTGAATAGCCGCCAGATCCAAACGATGTGTTGCAAATCATGCGGTGAGCATGGCAAACGTTAAATCCGTTTTTTTCGTTGACTGAGTCCATTGGGACTATTCCAGCCACCAAATGAACGCGCTTTCCGTTGACCTCAAACCGGTCGTTTACTTGCTGACTCAAGTCAGGAAGCTGCCACGGACGAACGCAAATCGGCGGCTTCTTACTTCGAAAAATCCTAATCTGCCTTCCGTGTAGAATTGCAGGGGCAAACATGTAGCCAAGAGTAGCTGCTAGTGAATCAAACTCGGGAGGCTTTCGCGTGATATCATTAAAAACCAGTTGCGTGCCGCTTCCTGTCGAATCAGTGGGCACCGGCGTAATGATCTTCCATGATTTCGACCTGCTTAATGCCTCCCAGTCGATATCAGCTTTGTGCAACTTCGCATTCTTTGTTGTGCGAATCTTCAGCCTTCCCCACAACCAACATGCCGCGTCTTTGAGCCCGACTCCATACCTGCCTAGCTTTGTTGACGACTGCTTGTAATGAGCTCCAATCGTCAGCATCTTTTCAATGTTGTCGCAACCTGCACCATCGTCGCTGACCATCATCGACTTGCCATTGAATTCGATGTCAACACGCGTTGCCCCAGCATCCAGAGAGTTGTCGACGAGCTCGCCGATCACTGTTGCCCAATTGCATGGATTCGATCGCATCGAAACCAAAATTGAAGGCGGGATCTGGCCCAAATCGATTTCTTGCTCGTTTGTCATCATTGCTCGAACTCCCCGAGATACATGTGAAACGTCTGGATTGCTTCCGGGTGGCGATCAGATGGCCACTTCGCCATTTCCTTCAGCACGAAATTGCGAATGCGTTCTGTCGCTTCCACCTCGTCGAAGCCTGATTCCAAACGCATTGGAACGGCTTCTTCGCGAATTTTTGCTGCTGCCTGCTTGACCGCCTTCGGGCCTTCTGCGGCAATCGCCTTCTGCTTGTCTTCCGGAAGATCTGCGACCAATGCGGCGGCGCTCACAGCGACTTCGCCACGGTCAACAGCTTCGACAATTTCAGGGACTGCTTTTGCGTGAACCTTTGCGGCCATGTCCACGACTTTGCCGGACACGTTCATCGCCGCCCCGGCTTTGTCACGCGCTCTTCCGGCATCCTTCCGCTCTTGATCAGCCGCCCACAAATCAGCCGTGGAAGGCTGTGGCAAATTTTCCCCAGCCTTGCCGACCTTAGTTCCGGGCTTAGCCTGTGTTGCCTTCAATCGCTTTGCTGCCTGCTCCTCATAAAAGGGCATCAGCTTCGCAGCAACGCTTGCCCGCTGGCTTGTTGTTAAATGCCTGCGGTGAATGTTGCATGAGACAACAAAAGCCAGCTTGTCCTCATCGCTTCCGACGAAAGGCTCATAGACTGGCTCAACTCCAGCAATTGCACAGGCTGCGGCGCGGTTTCTACCATCAAGAATCTTGTCATCGGCATCAATGACAATCGGAATTCGCAAACCATTCTTTGCGATGTCGTCTGCAAGTTCCTGCACTTCCTCATCGGAAAGCATAGGGAACAGACGCGCGTATTCGTGATGAGCAAGTGATTTGCCCATGTATGCACACCTCCGTGCGGCCCGGACGAATCCGCTCCGCACTCCGTTGCATCACGCTCCACGATGTGGAGTTGTCGCCCGTTGCTCGGGCTGCGTGACAAGTCTAGTTATCACAATCGCGTCACAGACATCACTCTGTTTCACAATTGAATCATCAACACTTACAGAACGTTACCGGGTGGTATTCCACCCGTCAAGATGCACTGGAAAGAATTCTTTTGGATTTCTCAACTAGGTTCGAAAGCGGAATTCCCAATGCTTTTGCGATTTTCTCGGCACGGGACAAGGTGCAGCCTTCCTTTGCTCGCAAAACCTTCGACAAGTTTGATCGATCCATTTCGCATCGATCCGCCAAGTCCTGAATAGTCCAGCCGCGTGCCTGCAGTGCTGATAAAACGTTGTCGGAGAATATGGTCATGACATCCATTTTGCGCTTGCTCCCGCCAGTTGTCAACGGGTGTTATGGAACCCGTTCGAGGATACAAAAAAACCAAACGGGTGATGTCCTCTCTGGCCGGGACTTGTAACCATGCCAGAGAAGCCGTTTGGCTTAATGCGCAAGACAGGAGTTGAACCTGCACGAGTTTTACCTCACTAGCTCCTGAAGGGACCGCGACGGAGTACCAACGGGGTGGATCGCGCTAGCTTGTATCAATTTTTTTGAAACGTTCGCAACTCATGTCATGAACGTTTTGTTGCCGAAATATAGGGTGACTTACCACAGCCCCTCTTCGCCAGTGAATGGAGTCACGTCACTGGATCAGCCTACGATGAACATCGTTGAACATGCACGGGAATACTGTGCCCGCAAACAGATATCAAAAACGCCCATTTACGCCTGTCAGCGAGTCGCTGAAGTGATTGGCGAGATCGAAGCCAACCAGGTGACTCAGCAGCACGTCGAACAGTATGTGCAGCAGGCCCGGAAAGACCGCGTCCCAGAATGGACGATCAAAGGTGCGGTCAAGGATCTGCGGACGATCGTGATTGATGCCGGTGGCCCGGTGTTGCTCAACACTGTGAAGAAGCCAAAGCCGGACCCGAAGCCCTGCGAGATTTCCGACATTGACACAATCTGGCAATGGCTGGCTCCTTGGTCCTGCCAATTGATTGTGCTGACATACTGGTGTGGCATTAGGCTGGAAGATGCCATTCGGCTGCAACTCAAGGTAGATCCGTCTTGGCGGTCAATCACATGGGAAGCAAACAAGACCGGCCACAGGCACAGGATTCCAGCACCGAAATGGCTGAGCAAATGGTTGCAACCTGTAAGGCTGCCTTACAAGTCCAGCAACGACCATGCGCAGGTCATCGTCAGGGGCGAACTCGACCGCGTCTGCACGGTCGCAGGCATTCCGCGAATTCTGCCCAGCACCATCCGTGACCGGGGAATCACCGAATGGAGCAAGGTGTCATCCGATGCCGGGGCTTTGCTGCATGGGCATGGCTTGGGCACTAGGGACCACTACGTTCCGGCCTTGGAGATCCTGACGGCCGCAATGGACAGGGTGCGAGTTCCAACCGCGTTTGGGGCTGCTCAGTCGTCAGAAGACAGCCTTTTGTCAGCCTATCGCCGTCTCGACCCGTCCGCTCAGGGGCTTGTCAGCATGACTGCGGAACGGCTTGCGGCGGGGTGATTGGTTGACATTTCGCCCGTTCGCGTCAATCCTGTCTGCCATGAACCCGTCCCGCCGGATCGCCCGTGATCTCCGCGCCTGCCTTGTCGTAGGCCCGATTCTGCTGCTGATGTGGGTGCTGAAGGGGTGTGCGTGATGGCTGGACTTTGCGCGTTTCTGTTTCCCGGCCTCGGACACCTGATTGTTGGCAAACCGTTTCAGGCGATGCTGTGGTTTGTTGGCATCGTAACCGGCTACCTGTTGTTTATCGTTCCGGGGCTGTTTCTGCACATCGGTTCGATCGTTCATGCAGTCAGCATCGAGTCTAAGCAGAAATCACAAGCGATGACGGAGGCGATTCGGCGTGCACAAACACCACCACCACCAGAGTGGGTTAACTCACCGCAGGCGCAGAAATGGAAACACGGTCGCCGGTAAAACGCAGCGAGCCAACCCGATCGAGTTGGCCCTTCCCAGGCTGCGTTTTTGAGTCGCGTTGTTTATCCACTCGACTCCGGGCCGTAACCATGCTTCCTTCGCGCCCAAAAATTGCCGTGCGTCTTCTCGTGGGGAATTATTCGATACACCTCAAAGCCAACGGATTCGAGATGCTGTTTAAGCGTATCAATCGACCACTCAGAATTGACGTGGTGATACTCGCCCAGAATGTGTTCGACGCGATGCAGTTCGGAGCACGTCATCAGGATTGGGTATTCGGAACCCTCGCAGTCCAGCTTTAAAATGTGAACCTGCTCAAACCGTCTCAGTACCGAATCCAGATCAATCGCAGCCGCGGCAATCGCGTGGCCAGTTTTTGGCAGTACAGCCGAGACAGATCCCGAGTGCCTTTCTCGATGCGATGGAGCCAATGACAGCGATTCGACTGGCTCATCCGACCTCCAGACGGCTCGCTGAATCAGTTCAAACCGCTCGCCGAACTCTGCACAGTTTTTCGATGCCAGTTCAGCAACTGGCCCCGGCTCAAATGCCAGAACGAATCCAGCACCGCGACGAAGGCAGGCGTAGCTGAACGCTCCGGAGTTCGCCCCGATATCGATCACAACGGCATCGGCCGGAATTGTCGGAGCCAGAAGGTATTCGTTCCGGCCGAGAACATCGAGCCACGTTTCCCGGCTGATCCGATCGGGTTCGATCGCAAAACATCGCTCCGGAGCAATGCAACGGAGAGCATCTTTGATTGATCCGTCCAGAAACTCAAGCGGGCCTTTGAATGCGGCCGCTTCCTCGATCAGCTGGTTCCCTTTGAGATTTTGAATCGCGTGGCCGTTGTTGAGATGGCCCTTCCGATGGCAGGCGTGCTGGAAGATCACATCGCCGTCAGGATCGCAGTGTTCATAGAACCCGCCGGCGTTCCATCGGTTCCAAGGCTGGATGTGATGCGGCGTCTCTGTCAGTTTGAACCCCATGTGAAACGATGTCTTGTCACCGTACCACACGCCACGTTCACCTCCGTTGAATCCTTCCCAATAGTCCGCCCTGTCTGCGAAGTGCTTTACGATCTGGAGTGCTTTGGCCCCTCGCACTTTATCGATCACCATCTGCCCGGTTTCGATGTCGTTGATTCGATCCCGCCGATCGGATCCAGTTCGCTTCCACTGGTCTTCAATAATTCGCCCGTGGAAGTCGTTGACGTTCGGGTTATCCATCCAAAACATTGCCGCGTTTTGCTTGAACGCCTCGCAGTCGAACAGATACGACGGGTCACGGGTCACGATGTTGTCGGCATCAAGATGAATGATCTGGGTGTACTCACTTTGCAAAATCGCATTTATCTTGATCTGCCACCCGTGAACGCATCGCATTCCGCTCGTATCGACCACATGGCAGGTTGCCGCCACTCGTCTCGCGTGAAGCTCGCAATGCTCGATCTCCTCCATCTCGCCAGGGAGGAACCAGAACTGAATCGGCAGCGTGCAGCCGTAAGACCTGAGAACCCAAGCCGCGGCATAAGCGCCCCAGAAATAGAACTGAGGGGCTGACTTGTCGTAAATCTGGCAGCGACCACCAGCAGGGATCAGGATAGCTCGGGATGGATCGCCATCGATCCGACTTTCTTCTGACTTTCTTCCGAGTTCAGTCTTCAGCAGCTCCCTGTGATACTCGATAACGTTCGGCCAGTTCCGCCAGCCATCTGGCCACTTGTGAGCGGGTGACGCCAACCGAATGGCGATTTCTTGGACACTCATTCTCTGGTTTGGCGCTTGCTCTGCCATTTCAATAGCTCTCTTGATAATAGCCGTGATTCTTCGCCTGCCTTCCATTGGGCCAATGATTGGAACTTGCAGCCCGAGCCTAATCGCCTGACTGACTTGTGGATTCGTTGAGGCCTCGTCGTAAAGGTGATCGACGATCTCTGTTAGATGCTCTCTGCATCCGGACGGCCCCCAGGCGTTCATCTTGTCAATCCACTCCTGGCACTTGCAGGAGGCGACCCTAAACCCGTGTTCTTCTCTCAGGATTCCATGCAGGACATCGCCGGGCCGGTTCTGAAGTTCGATCACTCTGGCCGCCGCTGTTTCGTCGTACTCCGGAAGCGTGTAGCCTTCTGCCGACCACTGCTCTCGATAACGTTGAGCCGTTTCGACTGGCAGACCGGCCGCGCCTGATGCTATGTCGTGCATTCTGCCAAATAGTTGCTTCACTGCTGCCACCTGTGTTCTGGCTTGATCGACAGCAATAGTTCTAACTCCTGTTGCCGTGCCTCTTCCTGCATTTCTTCAACCATTGCCCGCTCTAGTTCGGCCCCTCCGTTTGCAATCAGGGCTACAGAATAGGCTCCGGGAAATGAAAGCAGGCCGACCAGCACGATTGCCAGAATCTCTTTCACTGCGTTACTCCGTGATCGTGACTTCCCATTCGACAGGTCCAGGAGGAGCCATCGGATCTTGACATAGCGCCTCAAAGATCGAGCCCGCCGCGTCGCCAGTTACCACTCTGAATACAAGAACCAACGGGGAACAACTGCTTAAATTAGCCTGCACTGACGGAAACTCACCACCAATTAAAATGCCGTTTTCTTCATATGGTGCATCTACGCAGCGATCGACTCCTGAACCATCTGGAGTAGATCCAGCAGACAAGATTAGGTCTGATGGATTTCCGACCTGCTGTATTTGCCCAACGGTACAGTCAAGCATGAAATAAACAGTTTGCGTCGTTGTCACGCCGTTAATCGTGGTACATGGTCCTGTGGCACAGCCAGCCCATCGCACCAGCCCAGACGTTTGGCCTATATTTGTTTTCTTCAATTCGATGGTGATGCCAAGCCATCCGTTGCAGGTGCAATTAACAAGGTCAGTGACAGTCAAGTACAAAATTGCCGGCAGATTGGTTCGCCCGCAACACGGCTTTCCACAGCAGCAATCTGCAGACGCATCAGCCATTAACTTCCGCTCCCGCTTCCAGTACTGCAAGGGTCAAGCCGCTGCGACATTGCCTCCCCGAAGAACCATATTCGATTCCATTCGGTAATCTTTAGACCGTCGACGGGACAACATTCAATTTTGTTTGGAATTTCTGTGACACATCGAAGCCGCCGCCCAACGATCACAGTCCAGCCCTGCCACGTTCCGCCGCTGCCTGAACCTGAACCAGAGCCGGAACCGCTGCCAGAAGTTCCGCAGGTCGGCATCTTGATCAGTCCGACTGGCCCCGCCTTGTAGCCCGCTGGGACCAAAGCCGTCACACTTCCGAGGCTATCGCAGAGACTCAGGTCCATGTCGAGAAATGAGCAGTCGCCACCGGAGCCACTTCCGGAACCAGAGCCAGAGCCGCTGCTAAACCCATCAGAACATGGCCCGCAGAGAAACGGAACGAACTCTTCGAGGGATGCCCCGCGATAGAGCGAGACCGAAAGAATGCTGTCGTCTTTGCCGGTGTCTTGGCCGAGAGTACCCCACGCGACGCGTAACGATCCAGCTTCTTTCTGTTGCCATCGTGCTCGATGCGGCTTTTCATTTACAACGCGACGCGCTACCTTGCGGGCTATGCCCTCATACTGTTTGTAGCCGTCTGCATTAAAGCCGATGGACACGTCTGTCATGTAAGCGGCAGTGCTGAAAAGTCTTTGGACTCGTAAACAACGTCGACTCGATACTGAGCATTTGCTGGTGATGGATTTTCTAGGGCTCTACCGGATCCATCCAACGGAACAGGTGCCGCTGGTAGTTCATCGTCGCCAGGGTTCCGGATGTTGATTAGTTCCACCCCGCCAGAACCACTGCCGGAGCCAGAACCTGAACCGTCTGACAGTTCCCTGAACCCAGCATCCAGTTGCCGCGACTGCCAGCCCTGTTTTTGCAGGTGAATCGAAAACGTAACAGTTCGAAACGAGGTTCCGTTTCGTGATTGCGCCCGGGTGACCGTGATGTTTTGCATCTTGGCAAGCCCAGCACCAACAGTGACACCATCGACCACGAATGATGACGAATTCACTGCGTCTTGGTATGTCATGATCCAGACTGGCACGGATGCAAGATTTTTCGAAATCGTGACGTACGGCCGCGAATCATCGATCATGATGGGCGGATCAAACGGGTCGCCGGCACTGTTCAGAATCGCTTGCCCGGCATAGTTCGTGACAGCCGGTTTTTGAAACTGTTCGTACCCCCAAGTGATTTCAGCTGGGTCATCTGTTGGATCTTCAGCCAGTTCGCGTTCCGTCGAATACTCGGCCGTGACAGTCCAGCCCTTCCACGGGTCGGATGGATCAACCTGCAGCGTCGTGCACCATGCTCCAGCGTCGTCAGGGTGCACCTCGCCAATAACCGGCAATGACGCATGTGATCCGACATGATAGGCTCGCTCAGTCTTTGCTGATGTGACCAGCTTGAATGACCGCGTATAGCTGCGAGCCCCTTTTGTGTTCGTCGCTGGAGCGTGGTTTTCGCCAAGGTATGTGATTGTCATTCAGTCACCTCGACCGCAACGCCTTGAGCGATGGCGTTTTCTGCTGACTCTCCCTCAAGAATTGTGCCTTTGCGATAGACTGCCCACAGGCCCGTGACTGGAGAACTGGCATCTTCGGGATTGCTGCGCGTGACTCGAGCAAATTGAATAGCGTCGCGCCTTGCTTGCGGCCAATGCAGAGCACTTTCTTCCCATCGTGTAACAGCCAGTTTCGCTTTCATAATCCTACGATCCCCATAGCGATCATTGCTTGCGGGCTCATTTCCTTCCATGCCTTTTTCAGCTCACGCGTTTGCTTCTCGGTGGCTGCAACGTTTGGGTCTTTGCCACGCTTGAGCATTGCCGCAAAGATGGTCGAAAACGCCTCTTGTGATCCGGCCGCCATTGCTCCGGCCAGTTGCGGTTCCTGCTTCTTTGCTGCGTCTTGATTTGCATTCTGCCAGTCTGGTGAGCCGAACCAGTTTTCAAACATGCCGGCTAGTGCACCGCCGCTGATCTTTGCACGGTCTAACATGCCGCTAATTCCGTTTTGCACCGAAGAAACGAGCGGATCGCTTTTCATGCTGTCAAACAGTCCAGTAACTGCATTACTCAGCGACTTCGGAGCATTTCTTTCGACCCAACCGCGATTGAATCCAGGCCGTCCTATTGCGTCACCTGCTTGCATATTTGGTTCATTAGGCGCAATTTGTTGCAGAAGCCCTTTCAGTCGATTTTGTGCCACATCCATGTCTTGCTCGCCGGGCTTTTTCTGCATCAACGCCCCAAGAGCGTCCATCGCTTGGCCTTCTACTGGATTGATCAACCCCATCCAGTCAATCTTCATCGCATCCATAACCATGTCTTTCAACATGGCTTTCCATTTCGTCTTGACGGACAAAAACGCAACGCCCATTGATGCGTCGATTACGTCGCCAACAAACTTGATTTTATCCGGGAGTTCATTGAACTTGGCCAATACCGCGTTGATTTCCGACACCATCAATGTCAGCTTCGGAAGTATGGCTTCGCCAATTCCCCTTCCGATAGATTTGATGTTGTCAAGCAACGTTGATGTTTGCCCCTCGAACGTTTGGCTCATTTCAATCATCATTCCGGCAAAGTCACCGCCTTCTGATGTCATAGCCTTCAACGCTCGCTCCAAGTGGCCGAAGTTCACTTGGCCTTTTTCAACTGCCTCCCTGACGTTACCGAACTCTTTGGCCAGTTCTGCGGATATGTTGATTCCGCGTCCCTGAAGCTGATTGATGTCCTCCATGAACAAGCGGCCCTGAATGCGAGCCTTGCCATAAATTTCCGCCAGTTCCGTCAATGGTATTCCCATTCCAGACGATAGTTCACCGAGTGTCTTGAGCTCAGTGATTACGGTTCCAGCGTCTCCACCAAACGCCAGCAACTGCTTCGCCGCCTGTGTGATTTCCATTGACTCAAAAGGCGTGCTAGCTGCAAACTTGTTTATCTGATCCATCACCCTCGCAGCTGATTCGGCAGATCCTGTAAGAACTTTAAACTGCACAGACGCGGTTTCCGCAGACGCTGCAAGCCCTACAGTTCCAGACGCTAAACCCAACATGCTGGATGCTGACGATTTGAAAACATCCACGATTGCAATGCCGGAAACGATCTTCGTAACGTCAGCCGCGAAGCTGCGAGTTTCCCCGCGTGCTTTAGCTAGCCCGCTTTGAAACTTCCGCCCATCGACGCCGAGCCTTGTTACAAGATCGCCAGCAATGACTGCCATCAGTTCATTCCTGCTAGAATTCGCAGATGAGAAGCAATGGCTATGGCGCTTTGCTTAGGCGACAAGGCTTTCAGTTTTGATCGCTTTTTGTGTTTTGCAATCCACGGCATGAAATCACGGTCTTTCATTTCCTGCCCCATAAACGCCGCAATCATTCTGCCGATCTTTGTAAGAATCCGGCAGACTGGCTCACTTGTTCCGATCGGTTCAATCATGTCCTTTGCGCACCACTCATCGAATTGCTGGTGCGACATCTGCGACAGCATCCCATCCACGTCAGTCGTTCTTGCGACGTGTTCAGCCAGCCGAAGTGCCGTCAATCTTCGAGGGCTGCGTCTGAGTTTTTTGCGATCTTCTCGATATCTTGTTCAGAAAACCCTGACAGGTCCAAAGCCACGTTGACAAGTCGCTCAATTACATCGCCGCGCCGCTTGCCAAGTTGCTCAATCTGATCTGCCGTGAACAACTGCACGCCGTCATCATTTCGGCAGCACTCGACAAGAATCCTTTCGCGAACCTGCAACTTGTGCTTTGCTCGTTTCGCCTCAGATAGCTGACTCTGCTTGTCTTCCCATGCAGACCGTTCCCGGGGAGTCATGCCCCACACTGGAATAACCATGCCTGGCCCAAGCTCCGGAACTGGTACGTCTTTTTTTGCTTGGGATAGTTCTGGTGCACTCAAAAACTGTTCGGCCGTTGGAATCACTCTCATTCGTCATCCTCTTCGGTGTCGTCGTCGTCCGGCTCGATCCAATTCGGGCCGGGAATATCGTTGCCGTTTTCGTCGTAGCCAAGAATTTCGCCGTTGCGAAAACGCTCACGGTCTTCAGGATCGATCGCACGGGCGAGCATTTCACGAGAAAGCAATACGGCATCTCGATTCGCTCGCCAGTTTTTACAGACTGCCTCAGCTTCTTCGTCAGCTGGCTCACAGTCGCCATTGCCAACAAGCAATTGCGCCCCGCGCCGATCGACTTCAACGATAGCCCCGAGCTTCCAAAATGGCTGCCCAGAGCTTCTGTCGATTTGCTCCGCGTATTCCGGCGTATCAAATGCCGCAGCCACGCCGTTGTCTGATCGCACAAACTTGATTTTCAAGGCCGACTCCGATTAGGTTGAGTAAGCGAGCAAGCCGGTAATTTTGAGGCTCACGTCAGCCTTCAATCCGTCATTCATCGCCCCGGTGAAGCCAAACCCAACGCCCGCGGACGTAAACTGCATCGCGGCCGCTGTGGCCGCTGTGGTCGTGATGTTCCAAACACATGCAGCAGGAGTCGTCACGAGATCCGTAATCGCCTGATGTCCGGCCAAAGTGTCGTCGTAGAAAATGGTAAACCCGAAGTTTCCGCCTTCCGAGTATCCTGTTTGGCTGTACTCTTTTCCTGCTCCGGATGTGTCGAGCGTCGTGGCGTCAAAGGTTTCCGATTCTGCTCCGTCGTGATTGAAATCAGTGATTTGAGCGACAGCCGTCAATGAGGCTGATATTGTCTGCTTGATGATCGTGCCTTTGCACCGAAGTTTGGCCATGTGCGTTTTCCTTATGTGTTGAACTGAACATCAAGATCCAGCGTCACGACATGGACGCCAATATCAGAACCATCCTGCGGCAATTCGTAGTCGTCGCTTTCGTCATTCATGACGACTGCGCCGATCGTGTAACCTCCAGCCGCTCCTGTGTAGTCATCCAAAAACACCCTGACTGCGTTCGCTAATTCTTCCGATTTAACGCTCGTTGTTGCCCTGCAGTCGATGTCGAAGTTGATGAATCGTAGTTGCCCCGAACTGCCGTCCATGCTTGGGTTTTCTTCACTGCTCATCTGAGTAATAACGATGTGTGGAAAAGTGGCTTTCTGTGGTGCCTTGTTGACGTAAATTCGCGACCCGCAAATTGCGTTGACCGTCGATTCGTTCGCCAGCAATGAAACCAACCCGCTTTTCATAACCGCTTTCTGGCCTGCCTAACCGTTTCTTTCCAAATGCCTTTTTCTATCCCACGTCGGATGATCTCATTCAGCTCGCCTCTGGCTGACATCAGCACATCAGAAACGCCTACTGCCTGCTTCGGCATTCTGCCTGTTCTTTTGCCTGCCCGCGTTCGCCGTTGTCCGGTTCCAACAAACCACCAATGAACGTTGCGAGCCCCGATTCCAACTCCCTTTTTGCCACTTCTGTCTTTGTCCGATTCTCTTTTGCGGGCCACGCCTGCCCCGACCTTTACGCCAGCCACGCCACCATTAAATTTTGTTTTGACCGACCGCGATTTGATTGCCTTGCGAACGGTCTTGTATCTGCTTGGAATGCTCGCTTTGACTTTCTTAACTGCAAGCCTGCCAGCCTTTGCAAGCCCCGGTCTTGCTATCCTGTTTGCCATTCCTTTCGACAGTTCGCGAAACACTTTGTCGAGTTCGGCAACACCCGTCACCGCAGACATCACACCACCTTACGACGGGTCAAAATCTGAATTTCCTCATGGTCCATATTCACGTCGATTGCCGTCAGAATCTCGTAAGTGTTGCCCTCATAAATCAGCCGCATGTCAGGAGTCACGTTTTGCAGTGTCTTTGACCATTGCGTTGTCCAGGCCTGATCAGTGTCCGCGTTGACCTGCTGCACTTTCCAGAACTCTCGACCGCCTTTCGTGATGACCTTACAGAACGCGGTGGCGTAGGTTTGCCAGTTGCTTGCGGTCGTCAGATCGACGTGGCCGTGAGCGTCTGGAGTGCCAACAGCTTTCTGAATCGTCACCTTCTTGTCGTACTCGGAAAGGCATGTCATGGCTCAATCTCTGACAACGAGTAACGCTTGTGGTGTTCTTCAATCTCCTTTGCCTCAGAGTCTTTAACAATGAAGTCACAACGAAGTTCAGGGGCTGCTTTCATTGAAAGAATCAACTCCACCCGCGTGCAATGCTCAGGAATCTGAGGAATCAATTGCCGCAAGGTGGCGAGTAAACTTGTTGTTGCTGGCTTCGTCATCCCTGTGCAACTCCGTAGCCAGTCCACGCCAGTTGATTCATGAGCCGGTCATAGACTGCCCGGCTGCCGGTACAGTCTTTCCAGTTCATCTTGCCAAGTTCCTTGATTGCCAGTTTTGCTTCGACTGGAACAGCGGACGCTGCCCCATATCCGCAAACCATTTCAATCTGGACTGCGTTTGGTCGCTTGATCTGAACCATTGGCCATGAGTAGCCAAGTTTCAGTTCAATCTCCGGCGGTGTTTCAATCAAATTTGTCCAATAGTCGCCGGCTGGCAACGTCTGCAGCGTTTCTGATTCGTCGTAATACTTCACAAAGTTAATGGCCGACACCGGAGCAAGACGAATTTCAATTTCGTCCTCATCCGGGAAGTCATCCATGTACATCGTCACCGTTTGAGTGATCAGCTTCCGATAGCTGTCGTGCTCGACCTGCTTGCGGCACACTTTCAGCAGTTCCGTCAGCTGCTCGTCGAAGTCACAACCAGTCACGCGCAGAGCGTCTTTGAACTGATCCAGTGTGATTGGCTCAGTCGTCGGCTCTGTCGTGACTTTGTAGGTTGTGCTCATCGTTTCGATCGATGCTTTTTGGCTTGATGCTGCGGCTGCTGCATTACTTGAGTCGTGAACTCAGCAGTACCAGCCATAATCAGAGTTTTCATGATGCCAAGAGGCAGCCGTGAGTCTTGCGACCCCACGGCCCGCCCTTGCCAACCACGAAGGAACGTGATTGTCTGCATGATTACGCCACCAAAATTTCGTTGCAGCCCGCTTCGCTCGCGGATGCTGGTGAAACTTCCGGACGGCTCAGAATGCCCAGAATTGCGACGAATGAACCGGCTGCTCCGTCGCCAGTCGTGGCCGTCACGTCGATGTAACGCTTCTTGCCCTTCAGGTCGATTCGAGCCCGCTGAAACAGATTGTCATCCGTAGCCGATGGCAACGCTGAAGTGCTGCCGTCGATGTTCGTCGACGTTCCCCAGATGAGGCCAGTGATATTTGCGTGACCGCTTCCGGCAGTGTCAGACTGAGTGACAGACAAGGCCGCCATCGCAATGTCGGTTGCTCCGAGATAAACGATAATGTCAAGAAATCGCCAGCCGAGCGTGTCGATTTCGCCAGTCGTAAGTGTGGCGTTGTCGCTGATTGCCGCTGGTGGCGTGACGCTTACCAGTTTTGTACTCAAGTGATTCACTATAGTTTCCCCTTACAGGATGATTCGCAAAGAATGCGGGGCTTCAACGCGAAGCCCCGCGTATCGTGTCAGCCGTCGATTAGCTTCCGGCCATTTCCAGGCCAACGATTGGCCCTGCGGCCGAATTGGTTCCAAAATCGTGGCACACAAAATCGTTTCGGCTAGTTGCCTTCACTGCGATCTGATCGCGTTCCCAAACGGACTGCCCGCCAACGGAAACCTGATCGCTGAATTCGATGTTCATCATGCGACGATCACCAAACTGGCAGCCCAGTGCGAGATCGCCAAAGATGACAGGAATCTGGCTATTTGCCGCCACTGATGGCATGACCTGAGAAAACTCGACTGCGTAGCCGAGAAACTGTGCTGCGATGCCGTTGGCAATGTCGGCCGCAGTCGTTCCGCCAGCAGCCAGAGCCAAAGGCTGCATCACGTTGTAAAAGAACGTGCGATGGCAGGTCCAGCGAGGGCTTGCGGCTGCATACTGTGGCAAAGCGGCCACAACGCTACTGAAGTTCGCCAGCGTCAGTTCGCTGTAGGCATTGCCCGCACCAAGAATCAGGCCCGGAGCAGTTCCAGCCGTCAGCGTGTCAAGCTTCGTGAGAATTCCCACGATGCCGTTAAACGTCGATGTGCCGGTTCCGGTAAAGCCCGCCAAGTCCTCAGCGTAAGCAAATGCCAGAGCGATTTCGCGAATCAATTCGTTAGCAATTGACACTACGGAATCTTCTGACAGTTCGTTGCTCATGCGAGTTAGAACCATCCACTTCTTGGCAACGAGTTTGACTTCGTTCCATTCAGCGTCTGATTCTGTTCCGGCCGTGTTTTCGCCAACTGCATAAGCAGTCAAACCACCCACTCGTCGCGGAGTCGTCTTCGTTTCCGACTTCATTAACGTTGCCGGAACGAGACGACGAATAACGCCGTACTGTTCAACAAGCCGAATGATGTCGGTTGAAAATTCGTCCGGAACGAAAATGCCAGCCCCGGAAACGTCGCCGCCGCCTTCACCGTGGACATTCATCAGCCCGTTCTGCTGACAGAACTCAACCGAGCTGTAAAACTGGAACTTGCCAGGCATACACATTGTGGCGGTGGCAAGTGCCCACTGGCCGAAGCGGTAAGCACGCTCGACTGGCTGCCGTCCTGCTTCGTCAGCGTGCGGAGCAAAGTTGCTTGGGTTTGCTCGGCGGACATTGGCGGGCAACTTGAACGCACCGTTGCCGCCATTTGATGGCATTGCTGGTGCATTAGTGCCAATCATTCTGATCCGGTTCACAAGCGGATTGAGGCGAGTTGCCTTGAGCTTGTTCTGTGCGTCCTGTGCTTTCGCGGCTCGATCGTTTGCGGCCTGAAGATCGTTGATTTTTGCGGTCAGGGCTTCTGCCTGTGCGTGCAATTCGCCAATCTTCTTGTCATCGTCTTCGCTGAGTGAGCCAGCCGTGACGCCTGCGTCAACCAGTGCCTGAGCCTGATCGAGTAGCGTGGTTCGTTCGCCAACAAGTTTTTGAAATTCGCCCACTGTGTTTGATCCTTTGATTTTGAGTCAGGACCAAACGAAAACAGCGTCGGTCGCTGACAGGTTTGGAAATACCAAAACTGCAAACGACCGACGCTGCTCATGAACATCAGATCGAAATTTGCCCGCGTGCCCTCATGGGTCGCTGAGCTGATGCGTGAATTGTTAGCGAGTGATCGCTACCTTGTCAATGCTCGTTTCCACATTCGCAAACGATCTGCACTGACAGAGTTCTTCGGCTTACTTCCCTGCGGAGCCTTGCCGGTGATCTGAATGACCTCATCCACATACCCAGCCGCCTTCGCTTCAGCCGCTGTGAAGTGCGTTCCGTCGCCATGCGGCCCGATCAGATGCGACTTTGTAACCTCAACAGAGTTTCCCGTGCGAGTCGCGTAAAGCTGCTCGAGATCAGCGTCCAGCTTTTCCATCATCAGCAGCGTATCGGCGATGTCCGCCTTGTGCCCCATCGCAATGCACAGCGAATAGTGCGGATGGAACTTGCTTGTAGCATAGGCTTTGATCGTATCACAGGCCATTACAGCGAGACTGGCCGCCGATCCTGCCAGCCCCTCAATAATGCCGGTCGTCGGTCCTGTGTGGGCCTGAATAGCGTTGAAAATGGCAACGCCATCATAGGCCAGCCCGCCAGGGGAATTGACGTACAAGTTGAGTGGCTTGCCGCGATTTGACATCAACACTTTGCTGATCGATGCGGAGTCCGTTTGCGTGTATTCGTCGCCGACGATGCCATGAAGCCATACGTCTACGCCGTCCGCCTGAACGGCGCAAGTGATCTTGAAGTTTGAATCGAACACGGAATCACGAAGTGTCGGGATTGTTGCCATGAGTTTTGTTTGTGGTCTCATTTCACCGCCGCCTTCAAAAGATTATCAACCAGAATTTCCCCACGATCCGACCAGCAAGCAACCAAATCCCTGACGTGAGTCTCGAGTGTTGAACTTGTCGCCACTCCAGCCACATCCATGACCTGACGTTTGCTTTCCTCGGTATGTTTCGCGATTGCAACCACCGTTTCCGGAGACTGCCAGCCAAGATCAGCTGTGAATGTGTCCGTCCAAGTTTGATAGATTGCATCAACCGACGACAGAAACCCATCTGCCCGCTTTGATGCCCGAACAATGCGGTCTTTCTCGATCTGCAGTGCATTTGTCACGGAACTGGCAATCATGGCCCGCAAAACGTTGTTCTGTGGCGTTTCAGGTGGTGTTTTGTCTGGACTTTGCGCGGGGTTCTGCATGGGTTGAGCAGGCTTCTCAACAGGTTCAATACCGTCCTCCATCCAGTTCGCCGGATGAAAACGCTTATCTCCGTCAGGTCCAATGTCAGGCATGTTCATCATTCTCCGGCCTTCATTCCATGTGATCAGGCCCATTTCCGTCTGACGATAGATTCCGTTGACTTTTGTCTCAAAGCTCATTTGAATCAGAGCTTCGCGGTTAAACTCAAAGAAATGAGTATTGTTTTTCCGTTGCCGATCGGTCAGCAGTTTTCGTTTTGCTTCTCGCTCGTGCCGCTTCAGCCAGACATTGAGGCAGTCATCCAGCAGAGATTGATTCTCTGACTCTAGGCTGTTGTGGCTCGTGCGGGTATCGTCTCCGAGCTTATGCGGTGGAATGCCGTAGATGTTTCCAACCGTCGCCCGGATTTCGTATTGCCGCGTCTCAAGAAATTGGGCCTGATCGTTGGTGATGGTGAGCTGCTGAAACTTTGCCCCGTCCTGCAGCAGTGCAACCTTGTGAGCCTTCTGCAGCCCCTGCGTCATCTTCTCCCATGCGTCGATTGTGTTTCTAATCTTCTCTTCGCTAAAGTGCCCTGGAATCATCAGGATGCCGCCAGCGTTTGAGCCTTGCCCAAAGAACCGACCGCCGAACTGTTGAGCCGCCATGCCGACGCCAAGAGCGTCCTTCATGATGTCAATGACGTTGATGCCTTGAATTCCGTTGTGGCTTAACCCTTTTATGTGGTAAACGTCACGCTGCGGAAACTTGATTTCCTCGTGATCAATCCGCGTCACGTACCACAAAGCACCGTCATAGAATGCCGGAAACGTCTTCTGCGGATCGAGCAAATACATCTCTAGCGGATTGCCTCGTGAGTCTCGATCGATGACCGCGTATCCGTTGCCGTAGAGTGCTGCCATCGCAGTGATGACTTCAATGAACGTTCCCGCGTCCATGTTTTCGTTTATGTCACCGGAAAACATGATGTTTGCCCGATGCTGTTCGTCGTAAGTGCGATCGCTGCCGTTACGCTGAAAGCAATCGAACGGAAGACACGACACTCGCGAACTGATGAGATTGATCGCACGCCAGAGCGGTGGATATCCCATTGCTGACATCGGCGTGACACGGACGCCAGCCGATGATTTGCCTCCGCCGATGATTGATGTCCAGCCGCCAGCATCACGCGCCGACAAGTTCTGCAGACCGCTGCCGATCGGGGATGGATTCGCGATGATTTCAGAAACGCCGTACATTCAAAGCACCTTAGAAAAGAACGACGCCTGAACCGGCGGTGGAATATGCAAAGCTTGACTCACCCTTTTCGACACCAGCAAGAGCCATGACGGCCGCCTGCATTCCGTCGATCGTCCTGACATCATCTTTTCCGTTAGGTTTGCACAGCAGGCCATTCTTCCCCCTTGTCACGTTGCTGGCCTGCCATGCGGCAATTGGGTTTCCATCGTGCGTTAATTTGTGGGACATCACGAGCTTTTCGAATTCTTCAATCGGCTCATTCAAAATGAACGGGCCTTGCCCGCATTCCTCAATTGGAAACTCTGCCGGCCGATGCTTCCAAGTCCCGTCACTGTTTTGTTCTCCCACTATCACCCGCTGAATCAGATAGTCTGCGAATCGCTTGTCGTAAAGTAGCTTTTGAATCTGAAATCGCTCACCAATCTGACACAGTGTCGACCAGACATAATCATAGTCGATCCAGTCTCCATCTGTCAGGGTCAATTGAGCCTTTTCGTCATGCTCCCAGTCAGTAAATGGGGCCGCTGCAACACGCTGTTTTGCCGTGTCTTCAGGCATCCAGAACCACCACCGAAAGTGCAGCGTGCCGTCATGGTCTTTGAAGCAAAGACAGAGTGCCGTCAAGTCGCGAGTTCGTGACAGGTCAAGCCCCGCCCAGCATGGCAACGTCTCAAGATGTTCCCAAGACACGTCACGCTGACAGGCTTCCCAGTCGTGAGACTGAAGAAATGGATTTGATGACTGTTGCCAAATGTTGAGTCGGTACATCTTGAACGTGCGTAACGCTGACGGAGTATCGCAGCTCTGCAGGTCGGCAATGAATTCCTCTTCTCCAACAGTGTGGCCCCAGGCCGGATTGGCCATCATGCCAAACTTAATCGGGTCTTTCTTCAAATCATCGTCGGTCAGATCAAATGGAGCCTCATGCCAGTCGAAGAAAAATGACTCGTTTTCGAATGCTCCGGACTCGACCCGCTTGCCGTAGTCGTAACGCTGCTTTCCGTAGCTTGTTGGATCGTTTCCGGCCGTCGTCACCTGAATAATCATTGGCTCCGAGCGACTGATGCCCATGCGGCTGATTCGCTTCATGAACTCAGCGTCAACGACGTGAATTTCGTCAACCGAGCATGAACCGTTCAGCCCTTCCTTTGACTTCTGAGAAGCGACGTTGTCACTGCTCAAAATCCTCATTGCCGAGTTCGTTTCGTCTACGGTAATGCTGGAATCTGTCTTGTTAATTCGCATGTATGCCGACAGCGTTGGCGATGCCTGAACCATCTTGATCGCGTGGCCCTGAACGATGCGAGCCTGCTGCCCATCTTTGGCTGCCGTGTAAACGTTTTGGCCTGGCTCACCGTCACCGTCAAGCAAATACAGATCCCACCACGCCACAGTCGGTGACTTCTTGTTTTTCTTTGGCTTGCCAATTAACGCCTCGCGGAATCGCCGCACCTCGCGTTTCCATCGAGCGGACATTTTGACCCAACCGAACAGCCGCATTGCACAATCTGCTTGCCAGTCGCTGGCAATCAACGGCAGCCCAGCACAGTCACCTTCCCAAAGAACCAGATTGTCACGCGCCCAGTCGATCACGAACTGGCCCCGGGCCTCGTCCATGCGGCATCCGTTCGCAGCCGCTCGCTCGTCGGCTTCGTTTCGAATCCATCGCTTTGTGACTTTGTCAATTTTCACCGCTGGCGTCTCATCCTCGCTGGTGCCGTTTCTTGTGTGACATTTACTCGCGATCTTGACGCTGGAGTCAGCCCGAACTGGCAAAGGTATTTGTGCATTTCCGCCGAACATCTTAGGGCGATTTTCGACGATGGGTTTTCGTACGATCCATGTTCTGAACTCAGAACAGCCCCCTCCCTTGCAACCGCCCGAAGTGCGTCACGCCATGTTCCGTACAGCACGCAATACTGTTCCATTGCGGCACGATCTGGGAGTGTCATCACCTTCATGGATTTGATTTCTGCCATGATCCGGATCCATTCTTTTCTCGCATCGCCTTTCATCCATGCCGGACAGTCTGGAGTTTCTGATGGCAACAGCGGTTCCGCCTTGTTCCGACGTTGCGGATCTTTGGCAAAATCGCCGTGCAGGATTTTCAAAGCCGTTGGTTTTCGTGGTCTACCCATCTTCTAATTTCATAAATTTTGCGGAAAAATGCGTGCGAG